TAAACTTCATCTACGCCCCCGATACTATCACGACAGTCAAGGGTAAATCCAGTTGATAGTAAACAAGCCATGATTATACTAATTTAAAGGTTACGATTTCGTTCGGGAATTTCACTTGAGTACCAACCTTGAAGTGAATGTCAAGCATCATAGTCAAAGAGATTGGATTTTCTCTGATGTTGAACATATCTTCGTCAGACTCCAAGTCAGTACCGATAATGAAGTTTGAAGTTCTACCCAAGTGGATTCTATTTGTAGAATCTAAACCGAAGTAAGCAACTACTTTAATTCCAGTGCCTGGCAAGATTAACTCTTGAGATTGATAAGCACTTCCGTTCACACCATCATAGTGGAACAAGTTAGCAGCTTTCAATGCAAGGATTAACTTATCAAAAGTATCGCTACCACACATGAATTGCAAATCTTGCTTACCTTTCAATTTAGCAGGTAAAGCCGCCCACATACCATCAAATATAGATACTACGTTAGCTGAAGTGATGCCTGTACCTGTTGAAATAGAAGTAGGGTTACCGTTGATAGTAGTAGCAGAAGCATCAAGAATGATTTTGTTGAAACCATCAAATTGAGTTAAGTTAGCTCCACCTGAACCACCGATTGCAGATTGCCATAATGCAGTTTCTTTTGCCTCAGTCAACAAACCTACTAAGAAGTTAGTGAAGTCAGCTTCGAATGCAATGTAGTCATACATAGTGCCTGGTCTTAAGGCTCTCTCAGTCCAAAATCCTTCAAGTTCTTTAGCACAAAATTCTTGCTGAACTTTGATTTTACCTACTGTGATGGTTCTCTTTGAGAAGCCAGTTTTGCCTGAAGCGTTGAACGCACAAGCGGTGTCAGCTTGGTAGAATAATTCAGTTGTGATGTAATGCAAATCAGCAGTGGATTTGATACCCGTTTGTTTTGCGAAAGTTGCTCCTGTCTTTCCTTCGTAGAAAGAACGGATTAATAGTTCAAGTGATTGGTCATTAACGACTGCTGGTAATCCAGTGGTGTCGTATGCGAATTTTTTAAGTTTCATCTTATTTATTTTATTTTGTTTAATATTTCAGTTAATCTTGAGAATTGAGAAGCACCTACGCTTACGCTCTTTCTCTTTGCATCATCCTTAACGGGTTCTGCTTCTTCAGTTTTAGCTAAGATTCCAACTGCACTAAATAAAGCAGTAGTCTTTGCGTTTAACGCTTCAATTTCTTTAGCATATTTAGAGTGGATTTCAGCAATCTGAGTGTTAAAGTCATTTGCTTGAGCATCTAATGCTTCGTTTACCTTAGACATCATTGCTTCGTCATTCAAAGGGTTTTCTTCTTCAGGGGTTGAAACCTCTTCGATAATTCCACCTTTTGCAGTGATAACAATGTCACCCTCTAAAGTGTGTTCACCGTCAGGTACTTCTACTTCGCTACCGTCAGGCATTACCAAAGTAACCGCTTCGCCAACTGCGATAGTTCCTTTAACACTTGCGCTACCGTCAATTAGTTTAGTTTCTGCCAATTCTATTGCAGGTTCTACAACTGGCGTTTCTTCACTAAAAACTTTTTTAAGTTGATTCGTTAGGTCTTCGCCTAAGACCTTTTTTAATTTATTAAATTCCATATTCGATATTATTTTATTTTTTAATTCTTCGTATTCGTTTTGCTCGGCTTCGTCTACTTTCTTATCATTAAAGTACCCCTCAACACTAAAACCTTTGATATCCCCTTTCTTAGCCATGTCCCAAACCGCATCGTCTTCGATTTTAACGTAACCAAACCAACTCCCATCGGGGGCAGGAGTGAATCCGTCAGGCGTTTTGATGCCTAATTTGCTATCAATTATAAAATGACTTAGTAAATAAGCACCTTTAACGGGCAAATTATCATCATGATTAAGGTTAAAACTTAGTGGTTTGCCACTTTTTGCCAACTTATTAACGATTCTTGCAATGCTTTCGGCAGTAAATTTGACGTAATACTCAGTGCCATCCTCATCTCTGCGGTAAATTGGTTGTTCCGCAGCCATTAAAAAGCCTCCTAAAATCCTTTTTTCTTCATCTACAACAGTGAATTTGTGTTCTATTATAGGTTCTTGAACCGAAAATGTCTGCCAATTCCTCTCGATAGCAGGTTGTAACACTAAGCCTACTGCGAAAACTGAGGTTTCATCCTCTAAACTTTCGTCAATGTCTAAAACATATAAAGGTAGCTTCATTGATTATATAATATTTAAAATTAAAGTATGTACAATATAGACTTAAATCAAAGTTGCGTTATGTCTTATCCTCGCAACACGCCCTTGAGAATCCGTGATGTCCTTTTCTAAAACATAGACTCTTTGATTTGCACTCATTGGGTTACGGTTACTTTGAAATGTGTCTATTCTTGGAGGTTGACTTGATATAGAACCACCACCTCCACCGCCACTCGGAGCAGATGTTGAACCTCCACCACCTAACAAACTTTTTGCCTTATTAGCCGCCCCTAAAATTGCAGCAACTTGAGAAGCGTAAAACACAGGCATTGTAAAAGGAGCAGCAGGCCCAGTAGCCGCAGCACCTTGTTGAGCTATTCTTAAACCTGACATAAAAGAAACTGCGGTGTCGGTTGCTATTTGGGCGAGTGCCAAAGCTTTCCCTGCTGCGGTGTTTTTAAACTGTTGACCAAGTGCCAACTCCCCTAAAGCATTTAACGCTAAATAAGAATCATTGACTATTGATAGTTTAGCATTTTCAATATCTTGCCTATCTTGAAGTTCTTGCTTATTAGCTTTGCCTACTGCAAATAATTTATCCTCTGCGTTCTTTCTTACATTCTCGGTATCAACTGCCCTTACTGCTGCATACTTTTCATTATTGCCCTCTGCTAATTCTAATTCTTGCTCTTTATCTCTTGCATCTTGTTCAGCTATTTGCTTTGCAACTCTTTCTTTTAATTCCTTTTGTGCTAAAGCTTCTTTTTCTCTTTCAGCTTTTCTTTTTTCAGCAGCTATTTTTTGTTCTTCTTTTGCTTTTTTATCCGCTTCTCTTTGCCTAATTACTTCGTCAGTATTTGATTCAATTTTTAATAAACTTATTTTTTCACTTTGTGAAACTATATCTTCATATCTTTTGGCATTAGCTTCGCCTTGTTTATCTAAAAGTTCACGATCCATTTTAACAGTACCTGCTACCATGCCGTCATTTAACTTATCGTATAAAGCCCCTTGTTCTTTATAAGTTTTTTCTAATGCCTTAAGTTTCTTTTCTTCTGCATCAATAGTAATTTTAGCTAATTCTTCTGCGGATGCACCCCTTCTTTTTGCAAAGCTTAATTCTTTTTTAGCATTTAAATCTATTTGATTAGTATAATTTTCTAATGCAGAATCAGATGACTCTATAGCATCAGTCAATTTAACTTGAGCTTTTGTTGCTGCTTCAGTACCCGAAATCCACTCTGTAATTTTAGGAATTAAATAAACAACCGCAGCAATTAAAGCCCCTATCCCTAAAGTTGCTAAAGCCGCCCCTAACATTCTTGCTGCAAATGCAGTTTGTTGCATTGCAACTGTTGTGTATTGTAAAGATGCTGCCCTTTGTGCTTCAATAAAATTTAAAACTCTTAACCTAACTGATTGAAGAGTTGTCATTGCTGCGCTATCTTTATTTAATGTATTCGCTAAGGCCTGAATGCCTGCAAGAGCCGACATTGCCCCTTGCAACTTGACCATAGTTTTTTGCAGTTCTTCATTTTCATCGCTTACTAAGGCGGTTATACCTTGAACCGCTGCAAAACCTCCGACAATACCTTGAGTTACACTTATTAGACCGTCTAACCCTTTGGAATCTGATGCTAAGTTTTTTACCCTTTGGCTTACATCGCCTATTTGGTCTTCTAAAGCCCCTGCCTCAGCCGCTAATTTGTTAAATGAGTTACTATCTAAAGTCCCTGAAGCCAATAAAGCCTTCATCTCCTTTAGCTGAGTTTTTAAACTCTTGGTTTTTTGTTCTACTTGCTCTACACTTTCGCCACCTTTGATGACTAAGTCTACTTCTATTTTAGTTTTTGCCATTTTAAATTTGTTGTAAAGTTATAATTACGGATGGGGTTGCAGGTGTACTTGGACTTGCGATTAAAGGGATAGTTTCTATTGATACATCCGTTGATGTGGTATTCCACACTAACTCAATATAATCATTAGCACTTATTGACAATAAAAAATTAACCGTTATAATAAGTCCCCCATGCTTACTACCATGTTTTTCAAGCATTGAAGTATGACTATTTGAGTTTGCAAGGTTACTTCCGTTTTTTCTTAAAAATATGTTTGCATCCTGAATCTGCGCTGATTGATTCACTAACTGAATGCTAAAAGTAATATTGTATATTCCCGAGTTAGCAAATACTATTTTTGAAGTCGGAGAACCTATTGATATCCCGTTGCTTAAATCGGTATTGCTTAACAAGATTTCATAATTTGTATTTATCGCTGCAACAGTTTGGGTGCTTTCATCATGAAACGCCCCGTACTTCTTAGTCGCTGAAGAATATTTAACCCCATCAATGTAAGTTACATTACTTTCTGCGATTGTTAAATTACTCGTATTGATTAACATCACATCGGTGATGCCTGGCAAGATGACATTGTTGTCCCCTGTAATCATTACATTTGAGTTATCCCCTCCTAAGTTATTCCCGTTACCCGTAACTACTATCCCGTTGGTGTTGCCGTCGTTTAAAACTGTTCCTCCAGTTCTTAGAATACCCTTTTTAATTACATTCCTTGTAGTGTTATATCCTCCATCCTTTTCCCCTTGCCCGTTACCTCCACTTGATTGTAAGATAGTAGGAACAAACGCATCTTGATAAGCGAACTTTAAAAGTTTACATAGAGTTGTAGAGTTCCCGTTTGGGTCATAATCTTGAACACTCAATAATCTATACGCATTGTCTTTAACCCAATAAGTCTTACGGAAGTCTAAGTTTGCAATGTCATTAGGCCTAAGTTTAAACCAAGCTTCAACTAATTTAGAATCCTTATTGCCTATTTGTTCCCATTGACTCTTATGGAATTGGTTGTATAGGTTGTTGTCCGTTGTGGTAACTCCCGAACTTTGAGGTGTTAGGTAATAATAAAAGTCTTGAACATCAAACGCAAGGTCATAATTTGGTGCGGTTAAATCGTCGACGTGTCCTGCGTACGGGTAGGTTGTGTAATTAGTCGCTGATGTATTATTGTAATTCCAATACCTTAGCTTACCCGACTTCATACCCCCAAAATAAGCGATAATCGGTTTAGGCGATTTCTCTTGCGTTTCGCCATCAAAAATAGTACGCATTACTACGTTATCATCGTCATCAGGTTGTAAGGGTATTAAACAAAAAGGTATTTCAATTTTCTTGGTTTCCTTTACAAACTCGTTATCAAAGATTAAATCCCTATACCCAAAATTAAAAGATGTCGCTTGTTTAAAAAGCTTATTAAGGTCATCCCCGTTCTCAGTATAAGTAAATACTAACTCTTTGTTTTCTAAAAGTCCCTGAGGCTTAATAGTAAAGTCTTTAGACGTATCTAAAAGTTCAGTCCAATCAACTACATCATTAGTGTAATATGTATCTCTCGGTTCAATAACTACTCCCGTTTCATAAATAGGACTCATGTACAAATTGAACATCTTAATGATTGCCATTAAGAAGTCCGTTTGTTTCATGTTAGGCAGGATTCTCTCAATTGGGAATGTTTGACCGTATTCTATTTGCCCATCAACATATTGAGTGTAGCTATTTGCAAATGAACTTATAAATCCAACATTTCCACCAAGTGTACTATTGTCTATTGTGCCTCCCGTTGCCCCTAAATAAAAATTAGCTATGCAAAATCTAACTTCATCTCCTGCCCATAATTCAGCTGAGTCCACCGTTATTCTAAAACTTTGTGTTGTAGTTGAATATCCAGGTATATCTAAATGTGTATTTTCTATTACTTTATAATCAGTCCCTCGTTTACGAATAGCGTAAATGTATAATCTACCTAATGGCCCAGTAGTATTAACAACGTTTAAAGCTCCCTCAACCTCAAAGTTAGTATATCCGTTTACAAGTTTAGTGAATGTCCCAGTAGTCGCATTGTATTGACCTAAAGGGTCTAACCCCGTAATGTTATATTGAAGTGCATTTGCATAGATTAAACTTAAATTTCCTGCATTTGCAGTTGATACTATTGATATGGTTTGATTTGTTGACCTTGTCGCAGTTACAATACTTGCAGCCTTTTCGCCTTCATTCATTTTGAACTTAGCGATATCACATTGAATGATTAACTTTTGGAATTGTGCCGTATTAAAAAAACTTGCAACCTCTACGGGTACTTCAGCCTCTTCAAAGATAGCATTGATTATATGCCCGACATATATAAAAGGCTTAAAACTATTGTAGTTATGGCTTATTACCGTAGAAGCATCCCCATTAAACCCAAACTTATCCAACCCAACATCGACCATAGGATAAGTCAACTTAATAACGGGGTCAAATGTCGCAGTCCAACTATTAACAATCTCAGTATCATTCCAAGTTGCCGTCCCTAAAGTGGTTAAATCGTTTAATGTCTTATCCGTTAGCCTTGAAAATATATCTATATTCTTACCGTAGATAGTTATAGAGTAAGTTACTTGGTCATTGTTTAATATCTTAATCTCGTTAAGCTGACAGTATCCACTTATTTGTTGTAGTGTGTCTTGGTAGTAAACACAAGTAGCTTTCTTAGAGGGGTTAAAGTCGGGGTTGAGTTGGTCTGAGTTTCTTATACTAAAGGAAACATCAAACAAAGATTTGAAAACAAAATCGTTTAACTTGCTGCCCGGTATGTCGACTGACTTACTAAAGTCTGATTGACGTTTGCTTGGGTCATCTATGTTGTAGACTTCCTTAGTTATGTTGATGTCTATATCTTCAATGGTGTCTATACTATATCCACCTATTACGAGTTCGTTACGCATTATAGTCTTTGTCTTTTAGTATCTGCACTCAATTCAACTTCCATAGTCACATTAAATAGTTTTTCTTTTATCGTTGCCTTAGCCTGGTATTCGGTTGTTAAAATATTGACCGCTACAAACTGCCCTCCGATTATCATATAAATCAAAGGCGATTGAACCAACTCTTTAAGCCATAGACTTGTTTCGCTATTCACATAACCTGAGTTTAAAGTGTATTTTTGTTTACTTGAATTAAAGAAGTTACTTCGTTCGTGTGAGTAAGTATTAAATGTGATTCCTGAGCTTGTTCTCGTCCCTTGTAAACGATTATAGTTAGAACTTTGTACGGTTATGTTGTCATCAGCTATTTGAGTGAAATTAAACGCATCCATTCTACCCAAAGGATTGAGCCAAAATAATCTATTGTAGTTCCCATCCCGTGTACATTCCCGATCTATTTTAAATGTCAGCACATTTGAAACGGTTGTATTACTTGAGTTTTCAAAACTAATCTCATACTTAGCCACGTTGTCAGCTATCATAGGTTGAGCCGAACCCGTTGCAACAGTCCAAGAGTTTAAATTGTTAGGGCCACAAAGGACGGACAAGAAGTGTTCTTTATCCGTTGTATCTGCAACCCATGTATTTGTAAAGGTCGAACTCTTTAAAAGCGTTCCTGCCAAATCATAAGTCTTAACCCTCATTTGATTCGTGCCGTTAGTCGCATAGTTTAAGAATCCTAACTCGTAACTATCCCCAACTCTTATATCTATTGTCGATGGTTGGTTGGTTAAGAATGTGCCATAGGTCAAAATCAATCCCATGTAAACTGAATCTTGAATAGGTGAGTTGATTTGTTTTAAATAAGTCTGAGCCGAATTGATTGCATAAATGTAACTACTCTCAGCACTGGCATACCCACTTACAACCGCTCCGTATTCCTCTCTTATATTAATCTTGAATTTCTTGTAGACGTTTACACCCGTTTTAAAACCTACCGAACCTGCAATTAAGTTAGTCATGTCATAAGACAAATAGTTCTCAATGATTCTATGAGCGTCTAAGTCAACCGTTCCGTCAGCGTAGTAAGCAGGTTTTCTTAACTCGGTGATTACAGTACCTGAAGCATCTTTGACTTGGATGCGGTATCTAAAGTTTGGTTGAGTAGTTTGTGAACTCGAAGCTAAATAAATTATAGGGTCAAAACCACTAACAAATAAGTCAGGTTGCTGAATGAATGTAACTGCCATTATCTATATTATATTATTTAATGGCAAAAATACCTACCTTTTAAATTCGGTTATCAATCTAAACTCCACCTCTTGGCCTATAATTGAACTTAGTTTGTTAGTTAGTTCGTTGTATGACTCTTGATTGAATGTGTCAGTATAGAATCTTGTCCCGTCAATACCCTTTAGTTTGATTGCATCAGCCATAGCAGAAGCCATTTGAAAACTACTGACTACAACATCAAACGCACTTTGATTCTTGCTTGTCCTTGCTTGAATACCTTTTCTCGCTATAAAGTCCTGCAAGTTGGTAATCATTTCAGGTGGGGTTGATGTGTTCTTGAATGCGAAACCACTCGGAAAGTCTTTATTAGTGTAGGTTTTTGTAGGGACTCCAACTGCCGAACTATTAACCAACCCCTTTACACCTAAGTCAATGAACATCCAGTAATCATTAAGGTCGATTGCCATTGTCACAACACCCCCTTTGATTGTAGGTGCATTAGCGTGGATGCTCTCAGCGAGTCTGCTCTCGGTCTTCTTATGCTTAAGACGTTCTCTTAATAGCTTACGCATACTCTCAGCGTTCTCGTTGCCCCATTCTAAAAGGACATCTGCACACTTGTCTAATATTTCATCACTTATTTTCATTTTGAATGTAATCTAATTCTATACTTAGTTTACTTTGGGTGTAGGAATGTAAACTAAAAAACATTTATTTCTTTGGTTGATTATCAGCTTTGTCTTTTAAATAACATAAATGGTTCAAGAAGTCATAAGCGTTCATTTTAAAATAGAACGGAAACTTTGACCTATCTTCTTTCGCAAAGAGTTTATCAATCGTACTATACCAAGACCATTTAGAAGCGAACCAATCCGACTCGGTTTCTTCTTCCTCCGTTTCCTTTTCTTTATTAAAGAGGACTGGATACCCTCCGATAATTTCACTAAAAGAAGTGCAAAAAAAAACCCGATTGGATAAGCCGTGTCAACATCTAAATGAGATTGGAACAACTCTGCCCTCCGATTAAACTCAGTCATCTGAACATCCTCATCCTTTTCCTTGTAGCACATAGTAGCTAAGATTAAATGTAAGTTGTCAACGATGGCTTCTTTCTCCTTTGTCAAAGATGACATAGATATAAACTGTTCAGTATTCCAATCGGTTAAGTATTGATTCACAAAGAACCTTTCTCCTTTAACCTCAAACTCAGTTACCCACGCATCAGGGAACGAACTAATGTCAGGGATGGTTACACTCTCTTGCTCTTTAAGAAAGTCAGTCCACTTCATCCGTTTATATTCGGATATCGGTTTGCCGGTAAGAACCGAAAGCACATTGTATGCCGTTCTAATCTCATTGTTGTCGCCAATCTTAATGGCGTTGTAAAGTTCTTGGTATGTTTTTATGTTCATCGTATTCGGTATGTGCCAAGTCCTGGCGATTGTATAATGTGGGTGAATCCGTATCTCATCGCATCCATTAAGTGGTTGTGTATTTCAATCGGTTCTCCCGTTGGTTTATTATTTCTATCGGTGGCCCAAACATAAGACCTTAATTCTTTGATAAGGTTTGTTGAGTGTTTAGTTACTAATAAGTTTTGTTGTTGTATCAGTTGTATTCCGTGTAGTATTGAATCCTTGCCTTTTAAAGCCCCCATGCACTTAAGACCGTAGCTTTGTAACTCTGCTATTGACTTAGGTTCTGCTGAGTCACAAATTACCATTGTCGGCTCTGACTTAATAAGGTCGAAGATATTCTTATTGCTTAGTTCCTTTTGGTATATCAGTTCATGCAGGATAAACGAATCATTGTATTTGTAAATTCCAATACAAGCCGTTGGGTCAACGCTATAACCAAAGTCTAATCCTATGCCTAATAACCTTGCATCATTCGGGATGGTGTCTATTTGTTGCCAATTAGAGAAGATAGTTCCTTGCACCGAACCTAACTGACCTAACCCATAAACCTTATACCAGTTCTCCCAATAGTTTGAGGTTTTGCCTTTCTCCTTTGCCTTTTCAATTTCGTTAATGATAGCTTCGTTTAAAGCTTCATTATCTTTATAGGTTATGATTATAAAGTCTGAGTCGGGTTCATTCATCAATTCAGTATGCGCCCAAAATTCTGCAGATGGGTTATAGTCTAACCAAATCTCTTTATTTGTTCTTATGCTTAACTGATGGTAGGTTTCAAAATGTAGGTTATTACACTCATTGATATAAAGAACATCACGCCTCGCTCCCCTAATCTTATTCTCTTGATCGGCTGAAAAGAACTCAATGTAAGAACCATTAGCAAAAGTGTATGTAAGCAATGTCTTATTCCAATTGGTTTCATTCATCCGATTAGTCCACATCATTAATTTTAAGAAGTCTTTGATACAACCCCTGCGCAAATGTGGTATCGTTTCACTAACTACACTTATCTCAAGGTTACTATTCTTTGTTGCGGTGTCGATTAGTATTGCCAGTATGCCATACGTTTTCCCTGCACTACTTGAGCCTTGAACTATCTTAGTTCTTTTCTTTAGTTTCCTAAGTTTATTTATTGCAGTAGTACGGATAAACATTTTGTTTAACTTTTATTCGCTTTTATTTGTCTTGGTACGGTGTAAGGTTGGCACTCGTTTAATGAGTATCAATTAATTAACACACTTTTTGTTTAATCTTTTATACTTCGTCAGGGAATAAAGGTTGCTCCTTAATGGTTGTTTCTTGCTTTTCTACCAATCCATTTAGCCTTTGAGTTATACTTGGATTGTATTGACCTACCATACCACCTGATATTTGGTCTTCTCTAATAGCCTTGCGCACACGCATGCAGATGTTCAAGTATTCATTATACATATTCTCTTGATTAACAAAATACTGATGCACATAACCCACATTTTCAATGCAATACAATTCAAACCCCTCCATTGTTAAAGGTTTCTCTAAAGGTTCTCTGACCATATCCCCGTCCCTACCTACAAATTGTACTTTATATCTTGGGTTTTCTTTGGTTTGTTTGCTATAAGCTAAGAATAGTTCCCACATCTTCTCAGGTGTTTCTATGTTTCTTGGATGTCCTGCCATATTATTTTTGTCTAATTATGTCTAAGTAAAGGTAAAATAGTCTATTGTCGGTTGTGAAGTCAGAAGTAAACTGAGGGCGTTTAACCTTTGGCATTGCCTCTCCTTGTTTACTGTACTTGTCGATGTCGGTTTTTCGTTTTGGTTTCATACTGTTTTGGGTTTGATATAGTTTTCTACAAATTCATCTATACTTAGCCAACTAATCCATTCCATGCCACCTGAATAAAACGAGGTGTATTCCAATCCGTCATAGTCGGTGTATGGTGCAAAGCTATCCATTGTAAGAAAATATCTCTTTACTACATTACAATCGGTTAGACTATAAAAGTC